GACTTGACGCTTGACTTCCTCCGCAACATTTTGGGGTGGTTGTTTACCAAAGATGCGCTCGAAACTTTCCGCAAACTTTTGGTGATCTGTTGGGCGTTGCGTGTCGCCCTTGCCTGCTTCATGTGCCATCAGTCCGCATCCTTTGCTAAACAAGCGAACGCCTTGGGCAAGCCCACTGCTCCTTTGACTTCTTCCTGCCGCGCCACCAGCACAGCCGCCGCCTTGTTGCACAGCGCTCGGGATTTGAACTCGTCCACCTTCTCCCAGTTCAAGTTGCCACCAGCGTTCATTTGAAACACTACCAATACGAATGCACCAATCATTCTTCATCTCCCATTAATTTCAATCCCTGCACGATATGAAGAGCCAAGGTCATCAGCTTACTGACTGCTTTGTCCTTCCAAACTTTCTTTTCTTCTTCTGTCTTGAGCCCCCATTCGCCGTCCAAAATGGCTTGCAGCGTGTCGCAAACACTACATGAACCATATCCAACTTTGACGTACCAGTAAGTGCTTGGCTGATAGATTGCCGCACCAATCACATACAACAATGTGCCTTGGTAGTCGCCGTCATCAATCTGGTGAATGCGTTTTGGATCGGGGGTTTCGTATTCACCTTCATCGTTCAACATCTCCACCACAGCAAGAACAATGTCGCTGTAGCTGCTTGGCAGTTTGGCTTCAAACTTTTCTTGAACTGAATCTTTGCGTTCAAACCAGCGTTTTGTAAATTTCTCAATCATTTCTTATCTCCTTTTAAATAAAAATCATGTTCGGCAAGGGCTTGCTTCACATCATCTAAACACCTGCGGCCAAAGTTTGGGATGACCAACAAGTCGCGTTCGCGCATATCGAGTAACTGCCTGACCGTGTTGATTTTCTCGGCACGCAAACAGTTGCTAGTACGCACAGTCAACAATAGGCAGTCAATGTCTTGCGACAACAACGGCGCTTGGTGTTCTTCCATTGCGATCATGGTGCGATCGGGGATGACTGCGACCCACAACGTATCCACTTTGTTGAACTCCACGTGCTGCCCCAGTAGCGCGTAGACTTTTTTGTTTTCGTCCATGTGTCCTCAGTTCTTTGAAAAGTAATACGCCAAGCCAATCCAGATCACCAGCGCCGCGTAGCCCATGAGCACGTTGCGCCAGCCGTTGTTTTGTTCGGGTGGATAGAACCACCCAGCTTGGTCGATGGAGTTGGGGAAGGCTTCTTGTAGGGTGCGTGGGTAACACCGTGTGGTTGGGTTTTTGTCTTCGATCATTGTTCCCTCGCTTTCAGCATTGCGTCTGCGTAAATGTATTTGGCTTGTTCGCGTGTTCTTTTCGTTGGCATTTTTGTTGGCTCAGGTTTTCCCGTTGCAACCGAAAAATAAAAACCATCGACCATTTGAGAATAATCATTGATGTACTGCCGTACATCCTCATCAGTTGCCTTGGCCGCGAAGTAATCACGCAGGGTCATGCCGTTGTAGCAAACATCGTTTGTTGGAAACGCTGGCCCACCTGTTTCTTTTTCCATTTCAATTTCCTTTCACGCAGAGTACCTGCTTGAGTTGATGAACGACCTCATCTTGAATTACTTGTTTCATCTCAACCCTTAAAAATGTCTTTGAGCAAGTCGAACAACTGACGCGCTTGCACGACAGTCAACTTATTCACCACGCCCTCGGCTGTCCAGTTGCGAGTAAGCACGATCGACACAGGAGCCTGCGCCTCTTGCTTCGCACCAGTATCGACAGTCAACGCGGCAATGCCTGCTGATTTCTTTGTGGGCTTCTTGATAGCTTTGGCTGCTTTAGCGCTTTTGATCTTCTTGGCAAGGCTGTACGTCTTGTACTCTGTACCCACTGCATGAAAGCCACCCTGCACATCTCGCGTCATCAATCCCACGCGCAACATTTGATAGATTAACGAGTCGGTGGAGTTGGTCTTGTACCCGCGCTTGAGCAGTGCTTCCACGATGTCTTTGCCCTTCAATCCGGGATTGTCTCGAACGAACTCGAAGGTGGCGCGTGTCACGCCGTTCTTTTCTTGGAAGCGGTGGGTTTGTTTGGTGGTGATGGTTTCAGTTGTTTGCATAGTGTCTTTCGATTGGGGTTGAGGTTGGGTTGATTGAAGCGTCTTGTTGTCCTCGTCTTCCCACTGTTTGAGTGTGACGGCAAGGTTGTTTTCGAATCCGCGATTGAGTAGTGCGGTGCTCAGTGCAGTTTGTAGATCAGGCATTGCTTTCTCCTAGTTAAGGTTTGGGAAATATATCCGAATCGGCTGAGGTTGTCAACCGATGGACAAGAGAGGGGTAAGTTAGTGGTTGCTTTCGCTCCAAGCTTTTAGATTGGGGGTCGCGTTGACCCCCAAAGATTGACACCCGTCAAACGAGCGCGGGTACTTTCGATGGTTGGTACGCCCAGTTCAGATGCCAACACATGACTTCCGCAACAGTCTCGGGGTCGTTACGCACGAAGTCGTGCATGGTGGCTATGTCGTTGTCCAGACACGCCGCGATCACCTCGGCCTCGAAGTCATTTGTTGCGTTGTGTGTTGTCAACGTGGCCTCGAATGTACCCATAATGATGTTGATACAAGTTATAGGCATCTCATCGAAGTACGCCGACAACAGTTCTGCATCCGCTTGCATCAGCGCGTCACCAAGCTCGTATGCGAAAGGCGCTTCTATCTTTGATTCTTGTTTTGCAAACTCGTTGTCAGTCATAGCGTGGATGCCCTTGGTCGATGTGAACTCGGTGCCAGCACTAGACCATGAGCCGATGATCTCCTCATCCTCATCCCACATCTCGTAGCCATTGGAGAGATGACCATGCCACGCACGCTTGGTTGACTTGTAGTAGTTGGGGATGAGTTTGCTTGGCTTCCATGCGTAGGTATTGCTGAACCACATACCGTCATGCTCAACGCCTTGGTCATAGTTGACGTGGCTGATGCGCCCCTCGCCATTCATGAACACAAAGCGATTGTCGCCAATGAACTCGGCCACCATTGTCAAGAAGCCTTTGTCGTACACGATGTCGGGATACTTCACTACGGTGTCATGCAGGTAGTCCTTGATGAAGTGATACGTATCGCTACGCGCCGTGTCTGCCGCGTTACCTGTGTGCAGTACGCCGTTGTGCATCATTGCAATGAAGCCTGGCACTACGTCATAGGGATGGCAGTTGCTCAAGTCGGTGTGGCCGTGTGTAGTCCAGCGGAAGTGAATCGCCAGATCACGGTCGTCTTGCGGCATACGCTCGATCATGTTGCGTGCCTCGCCAATGTTCTTGGGTAAGAACTTGTTGGCCTTGAGACCCTTGGATGTGCCGTACATGATGCCGATACCGTCAGGGTTGGAGGAGTAGATATCCGCAAGCAAGCCGTGAGTGTCCAGCAAGGTTGAACGGATTTTGTTTGATTGACCAGAGATGATTAAACACATGATGATTTTCCTAGTTAGAAGTAGTTTGGGTTGAAAGGGGTGAGAGTGCTGTAGTAAAGCTGGCCGTTGGCGTCACGCGATACTGTGTAGGTGAGTGAACTGTGGTCAACACGAGGTGAGGGCTGGTTCAGCATTTGCATACGAATACGATTTGCTGCGGCATTAACTGCCGCGTCAAAGTGACCCCCGTTGGGCACGTTGCACATCACGCGACTCGGTAGTCACAGGCTCGGGCGCAGGGGTTACGTCTTCGCAGGTTGTGGCCGTTGCTTCCTTGACGCGCTTGCTCAAGCCATACCATTTGGCAAGGTTCGAGTACGCATTGTTGGTAGTCTTGAGCCATGCAACAAACGCTTCACCGTTCAAGTCACGCCACGATGCTGTGCGACAGAACATCACGACCGCATGAGTCCACTCGATCTGTGCAAGCAATCGTTCTTTCTTGAGCGAAGCCCTGAAGATACGAAGCTCGATAGTGTCGTAGCCACGGCGGTTGTAGTTGTCCTTGAGGCCTAGTCGGTTGCACTCGGAGCCTGTCAGGTTGTTCGTGTTAATCATGCGATAGCGTTGATCTGACTTACCCTTCAACGCCTTGCTCGGGTTGGTGAGGATGTCTTGATGCTCGGCGGCGCAATACTCACGCGCTTGGTTGTCGCGGTTTGGATGACGACCTGCGATCTGGCGCACAAAGTCTGCGTTTGACTCGGCGTTGATGAACATGAAAAACTTACCGAGCGTCAGCTTGGAGAAGCCATGCGAGTCGATGTGGATGTGCATACCGCAACGCTTGGCATCCCATGCCCGAAACCCTTGTGGCACAACCCAGTCCTTGAACTGCTCGATGTGATGAGCCAGTCGGCGCGGTGCAGTCACGATCTCTAAGCCGTCGTCAGGCAAAGAGCCGTCATACTTACACACCACATAATCCTCGCCCAAGGCAGAGCGAATCTTGGATACCGCATCGCGCTTGTAGTTGTCCTCCCCTACGCCAATCTCCAACTCGATGCCCATGAGCAAGTCGCTGTAAGGTGTTGGCGTGAACGATGTGTCTCGGTTCAGATGGTCGAGCACGTTGGTCGAGTAGTCCATGAGGGCGCTGGGATCACCATCGTCTCCGTCTTCGTCAGCCTCGTCAGAGTCACGGTCATAGGAATAATACGCATCGTGGTTGTCGCTCCAGTACGCATCGTCACGCGACCAGTACTCGTTTCTATCCTCTACGAATACAGCATCATCACGGAAGCACGCATCGCACCACGTATCGTCACGCACATCATGCGTCTCGCCTGTGTACTCCATGTGGCCGCAGTCACAAACTTTTAGGTCGGTGTACAAACCCTTATCGTCTAAGAAGTCTTTAACACGGTCAAACCAATCGGATAGACCGTTTTGCACAGTCATGTTTTCATAGTGCTCGTGTATCCAGTCGTCAAACACAGATACGTCATCGTCTGCAACGGCTTGCTTGATCGCGTTGTGACACGCGGCTGTAACAGCTTGTCTGTGCTTGTAGTCCGCCGCAGAGTAGGACATGGTGCCTTTGTAGACTGCATATGGGCGTGGTTTGTCGAGGCGCTCTCTCATCTGCCGCGTGACACGGCTTATGAATTTGTCCACAGGGCCAACGGTGTTCATGTACATACGGTCAAATAACTTGATCTTGACCCCCAAACCTTGCTCGGGGTCACTAAGCCAACGCATTTGAATGGGCGTCAGTTCGGTGACTTGCAGGTTTTCGCTAGTGATATGGCCGTAGTGGGTATGTATAAAATCTTCTGGACTTTCTTCTGTGCTTGCACTCAGCACGTGCAGGTTTTCTGGGTTGAAACGGGTAGCGCGGTTTGTGAACAGCGAGGTTCTACGGTTTGTGGTCGATGTGCTTGCGTACAAGCCTGCATAGATTTTGCGGTGGCTTTGGTCATTTCTGATTTCGATTTGCTCTGCGATGAGCACCGTGTGCGATCTCCGTTTTGGTGTATCGAAAGAATCATTGGTTTGAAAGGTTGCGAAATAAAGTTTCATTTGAATTCTCCTAGTTGATGAAAAACATTTGGGGTCAGCTTGACCCCTAAAAACGTCAGTAAGGGACTGACACCCGTCACTTTGTGATCTCCTCTCTTTCTTTTGGGTTACACGATTTGCATTGGTGGTCGTAGGTCTGCTCGTACTCCTGCGCTTCTTTATGCGTGTCGAACATATGTTCTTCTCCGCACTCGAAACATGGGTAGCACCACGTTGGTTCTGAGCCTTCGCTACCAATGAAGATACACGCGCTCCATCCTTCGTCATACACATACACATTGCCCGAGTTAGGGTTGATACCTGCGTCTGTGTACCTAGTGGTGGTCAAGCCTTCGGCCTCTAGCTTGGTGATGCACTTGATGAGGCGGCGCAGTTCGCGCCCGTGAAATTTCTCAAAGAAGTTTTCCATTTAGTTCTCCTTTCTGTTAGTTTTCACAACCACCGTCTCGCCTGTGCGTGTTTGGTATCCCAGCGCGTAGTCGTTGGCTATGCGGTACTTGTTAGTCACCAGCAACAACTCACCGTCTTGCGTGTACACGCGGTACTCAAACCCTTCAATGGGTTGGTTGGTACTCGTTTCTTGACTCATACAATTCCCTTTCGGCCAGCTAGTACAGGCAGGGAGCGCGGCGCGGCTAAACCATGCGCTCCCCGATTCGGGGTCACGTTGACCCCTAAAAATTGACATCCGTTAAAGGCGTTCCAGAATGGTTGGCGTTTGCGCGAACTCCTCGCGTGTCAGGTAGTACCCACTCCATGTTGGCGGCAAGGCTTCGCCTTCCTCGGCGTCACGTACCCACAACAACACCTGCCTCATCTTGGCAATAGAGTCTTCGTGCTTGGCTATGCGCTTGCGTATGGCGGCGCTCTTGTCTTCCATCTTCATCATGCGGATAGCGAGCAGGTCGTGCTCGGCTTTAGCCAACTCTAGTTCTGTGCGTTTTTGTAGCTTGTTGCGTTTGTCGCGCCAGCCCTCACCCTTGGGTATCGTGCGCTCGAAGGGCGTCTTGCGTTTGGCGTATTGCTTGTACGGTATGGCATCGAACAACGCACGCACCTCGGCCTTGTCGCTCTCGGATACCCAATCGACCCAGTGGTGGCCTTTGTTGGGAATAGGAATTCCCTTGCGCTCTAGCTTTTCTCGTAGCTTGGAAGGCACAACGCCATGCTTGCGCCGCGCAAGAGTCAGCACCCCGAGCAGTTCGCGCAGTACTTCGGCGTACCTATCCAATGCTTCTTGGCGTGGGATATCTTCGGTGTTCGTGCAACGCATACGCTCGACAATGCGTAGTTCATGCTTGGCGGGGTCAATGATTGGCGCCCACAATAGGTCGTGTTGTATCCGCGTGATGCGCTCGGTTCGCAGTTTGCGTTGTTGTTCGGCCACAGTTTTCATGATGGTTTCAATCACGAGGGGTGGTTTCTTTTGTCGGGTCAGGTGGGTGAGCAATTCGTTTTGCGTCATACCCATATATTGCCTGTGCTTGTAGTACATCAGATATCTCCTGTTAAAAAACAATGTCGGGCAAGTATAGCAGGTATTGGGGCTGGATACCGCAAAGTAGACAACACTTCGGACACGCCAAAATCCGCATGGTTGCTAGGTTTCTTGCAAAAAGTGTCCAACTTTATATCGTTTAAAAACAATACTAATGGGTTTAAAGGTTAAGCCAAGGTTAGCCAAAGACAAAGGACAACAAACAAATAAACACTTGTCTATATATATGAATATACTTTAATAGATATTATATTAGGACACGCTTTAACCTAGAGCCAATGCCCATGCGGGTTGCCGCGTGTCCGAAGTGTTGTCCAATGTGCGATATCCACTCCTACCTTGATTTTTAGGGATATCGCACCTTTTGGGGTCAGGTTGACCCCCAATTAGCACAGCTTCATTTGAATGGGAGCTTGCATCTTCTCTAGCCATGCTTCGAAGGCGGCTTCACCACTCAAGCATAGGCCGCGTGAACTGTTCTTGCGATAGACGTTGACAAGAAAGAAGTCGGGTTGTGCTTTGCCTTTGGGGTAGTAGTACATGACGTTGTATTCGCCGTGGATAGGGAAGGTGAACGTGCCCATGTGTTCGATTGTGGGTTGTGTTGTATTGCGCATGATGAGTCCTTAGAATTCGTTGATTAAGAGGGTGAGAACCGAGCCGAGGAGGAAGGGGCAACCAATGGTGAGAGTGAGCCAAAGGTAGCCGCCCTCGTATTGAGCAAGGCCAGAGACGCCAACAGCCAAGCCGAATAGAAGTGTTGTTATTGCCAGCGAATAGGCCAGCGCGAGTTTGGAAGTCATGGGATACCTTTCAGGTCGTGCGTTTGGGGTTAAGTTGAGAGAGCATGGCAAGGTCAGTCACCATGATGTAGTTTGATTTGTTCAGGGGAACAACAGTGTGGCGGCGTTGTTGCGCGTGGGTTTCGCCGCAGGATAGGCAGAGTTTGAAGCCCAACGCCCAGCGTTGTGGGCGCACGGCATCGCCGCATTTTGTGCAGTGGTGCATGGTTTACCTTTGTGCTTGACACGTTTTGGAACAGCGGCGCGGCCTCACATTCCCGCGCCGCCACGTTTTCGGGGTCAGCGTGACCCCCAATCATTCAAACGACACCGAAGCCTTCAACGCCACGATAAAGGCATTGAATTCGGCCTTGGTCAAGCCTGCCGCGATAACTTCTTTGGTCACGCTAGACACCAATGCCTTGGGCGCGACAACCTTGCGTGATTGCGTGGGTGCTTTACCTTGGGGGCGGTTAGGGTGCAACTTGAGCAAACGCGTCATTTTTTGCTCAGGCGCGGATTCCTTGGTGAATGTGAGGTAGTCGCCTTGCTTGGACTTATGGGCTTTTACGGTGTAATGCTTTTCACAAACGGCCACGACAATGGCGCGGTATTCGTCAAACGTGATTCGCGCCGCCTCTGCCGCAATTTGGTCAACGGTGAGTTGTTGCTTGTCATCTGTTTTGAGCAGAGTGGTGATGAGAGTATTGAGAGTAGTCATGATGTGTACCTTTAAAAGATTCGGGGTCAACGTGACCCCATAACGAACCAGAACCATTCCGATTCGTTACACTCATTATAGCATGAGGGGTAGAACTAAGGGCTACTTGGCGGCGTGGTAGCGGCGTAATCTTGGAACCAAAGACCCCACCGTACCCCCAGAACCCCCTTTTTGACCATGCCGACCATGAAACCATGAACACTGTTCCGTAACCACTTTGTAGATTTTTATAACTTTTTGTCTAATGACCCTACCCACAAACTTTTTATAAAAAATCCAAACATCTCTTGTCAAACGGTGTACACTATGTTTGTTGGTGGGGGTGCTCTAGCGAAGCACAACCTGACAAGGGTAGGCAACTGGGTGCAAATCCCAGACACCAACAACCAAGACGCATGAGGATTGGCTCCGAGAGTGCCGGAGCATAGAAGGGCAGTGCCCCCTACCAGTCCTCAGTCGTGTTGGTTGTGATAACCCGCCCCCGGCAGCGCGATTAAGTTCCGCGTGTGGCCACACCGCATAGTGAGTCGGGCCCAACCAACAACTTTTAAGTATCCAACACGCCAAAATAAGTTTACAATCCGCAACATCATGAAAACCCCAATCCAACCGGAACCCAAGATCTCTGTGCGTAGCGCAGTGGTAGCGTTCTCGTTTTGGAAACGAGGGGTCGCTGGTTCGAATCCAGCCGCACAGACCAATTTTCGATACTGATCATCCCTGCAACGGGGATGCGGCGCAGATGGTGAGGCGCGGCAGACTGTAAATCTGTTACTTCGGTTTAGTAGGTTCGATCCCAGTCATGCCAGCCAATAAAAAAGCCCCCGATATTTCTACCGGGGGCGTCAAGGGTTTTACCCCAACTAGGAGACAAGCAATGGATTGCGCCACTGCAAAAGTGAGTGTACACTTGCGCCAACGGGAATGCAACCCGCAAGGACCAAATGCTAGAACACCTGATTGACTTCATCCCACCTGTGGCTGCGCACGCGGCGCGGGGCACCATGCCTTTGGATAGGGCAGAGCCGGATGAAACGCTCAACGCACAAGTCAAGACAACCGAGTGGCTCGAACGCCTAGGCATCGTGGACGACAACGCCACGCTCAAAGAAGCCGACGCCAACGCCGCCCGGAAAGTGTTCAGTGTGCTGGCCGGTACCGCGCCGGCAGCAGAAGCCAAAACCCAACTCACCCAACTCAAGACGCCAGAGGCTGTACGCCATCTGGTCACAATGCTGTCCGCCTACGACTGGGAGTTCGTGGAGATGGCCAAAGAGTTGCGCGGCATGGCCGTGGCCAAAATCTTGGAAGAGACCAATCACCCCGACGCACGCATCCGCTTGAAGGCGCTTGACATGCTGGGCAAGGTCACGGAGGTGGGGCTGTTCACCGAACGCATCGAGGTCAAGAAGACCGAGTTGCCCGACGCCGAGATCGACAAGAAGATCAAAGACAAGCTGGCCAAGTTCATGGGCGTCATCGACGCCAATGTGACCGATGTTAGTGAGCGCTCACCAACAACCGTAGACCATGAAACTCAACGACCTGAATCTGACTGAGGTCGAGATCAAGACCCTCCAGTTCGCGCTGCCCAAAATGTCGGGCGCGGAGAAGCTTGAGTTGTTGGAAATGCTGGAAGAGCGTGAGCGTCGCATGTCTCTGTCAAACGCTAGACTTGGCATGTTGGACTTTGCTAAACATGTGTACCCGGGATTTAAAATTGGGCCGCACCATAAGAAATTAGCAGGCATATTTACCGACGTGATCGAGGGGCGCAAGAAGCGCGTCATCATCAACATCGCGCCACGGATGGGCAAGTCCGAGTTCAGCTCCTACCTGTTCCCTGCTTATTTTTTAGGCAAGTACCCAGAGAAGAAGATCATCATGGGCACGCACACTGCGGGTCTGTCCGAAGACTTTGGGCGGCGCATCCGCAACTTGATCGACTCAGATGAGTACCGCGAACTGTTCCCCAAGACGTTGGTGGCCGATGACCAAAAGGCGGCTGGCAAGTGGAGCACCGCTGCTGGTGGCCAGTACTACGCTGCGGGTGTGGGCGGCGCTCTTGCTGGGCGTGGTGCGGATTTGTTCGTTATTGACGATCCTCATTCTGAGCAGGACGTGAAGATCAACAGCCGCTTGGCCTTTGATACCGCGTGGAACTGGTTCCAAACTGGGCCGTTGCAGCGTTTGATGCCTAACGGGGCGATCATTGTCATCATGACGCGCTGGAGTTTGATCGACCTCACTGGCCGACTCATTGACTACCAAACGCGCAACCCCGACGCTGACCAGTGGGAGATCGTGGAGCTGCCGGCCATCCTTGAGTCCGAAGACCCAGAGACGGGCGAGACCGTTGAGAAGTCACTCTGGCCAGAACAGTGGCCGCTGGAGCAGTTGAAGGCCAAACGCGCCAACTTGGATCCCAAGTTCTGGAACGCCCAGTACATGCAACAGCCCACCTCCGACGCGGCGGCGATCATCTCAAGAAAGAGCTGGCGCATCTGGCCACAAGACGACCCACCCCGCTGCGACTACATCATCCAGTCATGGGACACGGCGTTCGAGACAAAGACCAGCGCCGACTATTCCGCCTGCACAACGTGGGGCGTCTGGTACAACGAGGAAGAAAACAACAAGGCGCAGATCATCTTGCTCGACGCCTTCAAAGCACGCATGGCCTTCCCCGAGCTAAAGCAGACCGCGCTCAAACACTACAAGCAGTGGCAACCCGATGCGTTCATCGTGGAAAAGAAGGCCGCTGGCGCTCCACTAATACAAGAGCTGCGCAACATGGGCATCCCCGTGGACGAGACCAACCCTAGTCGTGGCAATGACAAGGTGGTACGATTGAATGCAGTCTCGGACTTGTTCGCCTCGGGCATGGTCTGGGCACCAGACACACGCTGGGCACGCGAGGTGATTGAAGAGGTGGCGTCATTCCCCAACGGAGAAAACGACGACTACGTGGATACCACATCGCAGGCATTGATGCGTTTTCGCCAAGGTGGGTTCATTGCGCTGGACTCTGACGAGAAGGACGAACCTCTTTACTTCCGTCGCAAAGCAGCGTATTACTAAGAAAGATTTAAGATCATGGCAATCGACAAAGGCTTATACCAAGCGCCGCTCGCGCTCTTACTATTAACAGGAATTCAAAATGGCTGACATGGATTACGCACCATTTGAAGACATGGAAAATGTTGACTCAATGTTCAAAACATCGCGCGGGTCGACATATGCACATTTGGATGATGGCACAACCATTCGTAATCGCAGCGGCGCAAACCATTCAGATACAACCACCGGAATTCAGCCGTCATCTACAAAAACTTTGTACATGGATCCAAAAGCAACTAACGCTGTTGGTTCTTGGATTCAAGATGAAAACACAGCTACTCGTCTAATTCCAGAAATGGACAATGGAAAATTTACAGGCAATGCGCTTGTACAAATGGCGGAAGATCATGTAATCCCGCCATCAAAATGGGTTCCAGAAGGAAAAGTTTACAAAGCTGGAGATACGGTTTCCCGTGTTCCAGTATCTTTAAAACCGGCGGTTGGTTTGCATCCGGTTGAAATTTACGGCAGCTCTGAAAGCCCAAAAGGCAGCAAAGCGCGTAACATCCACTTTGGAAATCAGATTACAGAAGTAATTCCAAAGGGCGGCGTCGGATCGGTAAGTAGCGACAACATGCCAATTCTTAATCCACTGTCCAATCCAATGATGGACCCCATCAGAAAAATGCAAGCTCAGTTGCAAGGTTACGCCAAACATGCAAAAGGCGGGATGATTGACAAGCCCTTGCAGGGCGGAAGCAAAACAATTTAAGGAATAAACATGGCAATCGACAAAGGCTTATACCAAGCTCCGCAGGGCATCGAAGACTTGGCTCAAAATGAAGAACCCATCGAGATCGAGATCATCGACCCCGAAGAAGTGGACATCCACGCAGGCGACACGGACATCTCCATCAAGCCCGGCGGCGAAGATGATTTCAGCCGCAACTTGGCCGAAGAGATGGACGAGGGCTATTTGTTGTCCTTGGCCGGCGATCTGGTGGAAGACATTGAAGGCGATCGCGCATCCCGCAAAGACTGGGAGAAAGCCTACGTTGAGGGCATCAAGCTCTTAGGCCTCCAGTACGAAGAGCGCACAGAACCTTGGAACGGCGCGTGTGGGGTCTTCCACCCCATGATTACCGAGGCCGTGGTGCGCTTCCAGTCAGAGATGATTACGGAGACGTTCCCAGCCCAAGGCCCAGTGCGCACCAAGATCATCGGCAAAGAAACGCCTGACATTAAGGAAGCCGCCACTCGCGTCGAAGAAGACATGAACTATGAGTTGACCGAAGTGATGACCGAGTTCCGCTCGGAGCACGAGCGCATGTTGTGGAGCTTGCCCGGCTCGGGCTCGGCGTTCAAGAAGGTCTACGAAGACGGCAGCTTGGGACGTCAGGTCTCCATGTTCGTGCCGGCGGAAGATGTGCTGCTGCCTTATGGCACCACCGACTTGGACACTTGCTACCGCATGACCCACACCATGCGCAAGACCAAGAATGAAATCTTGAAGATGCAGCACGCTGGGTTCTACAAAGACGTGGAGCTGGGCGACCCAGACAAAACCCAGACCGACATTCAAAAAGCCAAGGACAAAGAAACCGGGTTCAGCGCCAACGACGACGCACGCTATACACTCTACGAGTGCTTGGTGGACTTGGACTTGGAAGGGTTTGAGGACACCGATGGTGACGGCAACGAAACTGGCATCGCATTGCCATACGTAGTTACCCTAATCAAAGGCACCAATCAAGTTCTGTCAATTCGCCGCAACTGGAAAGAAGATGATGAACACCGCCTCAAACGACAATACTTCGTCCACTACCAATATATCCCCGGCTTCGGAGCCTACGGCTTTGGACTCTTCCACCTCATCGGCGGCTTTGCCAAGTCAGCCACAAGCATCATGCGCCAGTTGGTGGATGCGGGAACACTATCGAACCTACCCGGGGGCCTCAAGTCTCGTGGACTTCGCATTAAGGGTGATGACACACCGATAGCTCCCGGCGAGTGGCGCGATGTGGACGTGGGTTCGGGCGCGATGCGCGACAGCATCTTGCCGCTGCCCTACAAGGAACCCTCGGCGGTGCTAGCAGGTCTGTTGGACAAGATCGTTGACGAAGGCCGTCGTTTTGCCGCAACAGCGGACATGCAGATCAGCGACATGTCTAGCCAAGCGCCGGTGGGCACAACCCTCGCGCTGCTGGAGCGCCAGTTGAAAGTGATGACCGCCATTCAAGCGCGGATGCACCACACCTTCAAGAAAGAGTTGAAGCTGCTCGCAGAGATCATCCGCGACAACAGCCCAGAAGACTACGACTACGACCCCGAGTACGGCGACAAGTCAGCCAAGAAGTCGGACTACTCCAAGGTTGACATCATCCCCGTGAGCGACCCCAACGCCGCGACCATGAGTCAGCGCGTGGTGCAGTACCAAGCCGTCATCCAAATGGCACAGATGGCTCCCGACATCTACGACTTGCCGCACCTACATCGCTCCATGCTGGAGGTGTTGGGCATCAAGAACGCCGAGAAGCTTGTGCCGCTCGAAGAGGACATGAAGCCTCAAGACCCTGTGACAGAGAACATGTCCGTGCTGAAATGCTCGCCGGTCAAAGCGTTCCTGTTCCAAGACCACAAGTCGCACATCGCCACCCACATGGCGTTCGTCCAAGACCCCATGATCCAGCAGTTGGTTGGCCAAAACCCCAAGGCGCAGCAGATGATGGGCGAGATGATGGCGCACATCGCGGAGCACACCGGCTACCAGTACCGCCAGCAGATCGAGCAACAGCTCGGAATGCCCCTGCCTCCCGAAGACGAGAAGTTGCCCCCAGAGATGGAAGTGGCGCTGTCGGGCATGATGGCGCAAGCGGCCAACCAGTTGCTGCAACAAAACCAAGCTCAGGCCGCACAAGCCCAAGCCCAGCAACAAGCCCAAGACCCTGTGTTGCAGATGCAGCAGCAAGAGCTGCAAATCAAACAAGGCGAACTCCAGCTCAAACAGCAAAAGCTGCAAATGGAGATGGCCGAGAAAGAAAAGCGTTTGCAAGTGGACTCCTCCTACAAGGCCGACCAGTTGCACCTGCAAGAGAAGAAGATTCAAATCGACGCTGCCGAAAAAGCAGACAAGATGCACATCGCCCAGCAAGGCCAAAACCCACAACTAGACGCCATGCGCAACGCGCACGATCTAGCTTTTGAACAACAACGTGCCCAACATGAACTGGCGGGTGCGCACGCGAAGAACCAAATGGCCGCGCAGCTCCACGCCCAAGACGTGATGCACGCCCAGCAAACCCACCAACAAAAGCTTGACCATGCCAAAGAAGTTGCGGCGATGAAGGCCGAGTTGATGCGCAAACAGGCTGAACAAGCCACACAAAAACCCAAACAGGAGAATGAATGATCCAAGAATTCGCTCGCGTATTGCGCGAAGAAATACGCAAAGACATGAATAACTACACAGATGACATGGCAAATGGCATCTGCAAATCGTACGACCAGTACCAAAAACTCTGTGGTGTGATCCAAGGTCTTGGCATCGCAGAAGCTTACATCATCGACCTTGCACTAAAAGTGGAGAAAGCAAATGACAAGTGAATCAGGAATCATCCTGCCGCCCGGCCTGACGTTGCCCAAACAAATCCAACCAATGGATGCGCCAAAGGACGACGAGACAGACGAACAAAAAGCCTCGGTTTTGCCGACCCCCGCTGGTCACAAAATCTTGTGCATGGTTCCGGATGTCAGCGAAAAAATCGAAGGCTCGGAGCTGTACCGTCCAACGGAGTACATGAAGCAGGAAGAGCAAGCGACAACCATCTTGTTTGTGTTGAAGCTGGGCAATGCGGCCTATCTTGACAAAGAGCGTTTCCCCACAGGACCTTGGTGCAAGGCCGGTGATTTTGTGATGGTTCGTACTTATTCAGGTACGCGAGTGAAGATTTTTGGCAAAGAGTTCCGCGTGATTAATGACGATCAGGTGGATTGTGTGGTAGACGACCCGCGTGGCATTACACGCGCATAAGGAGTGAAAAATGGCAGGATATAAATTCCCTGACGAGGTGGGCACCACCGCGCCAGAAGAAGAGATCGAAGTCACCATGCCCGGTGACACCGACGTTGAAGTGGAGGCTGTAGACGATACGCCCCCGCAAGACCGTGGCCGCAAGCCATTGGACAAAGAAGTGGTTGACCCCACCGATGACGAAATCAATTCGTACTCGGACAAAGTGCAGAGTCGCATCAAGGACTTGACGCACGCACGCCACGACGAACGTCGCGCCAAAGAAGCCCTTGCGCGTGAGAAACAAGAGCTTGAAAACTTCACTCGCCAGTTGATTGAAGAGAACAAAAAGCTCAAGACCCACGTCAACACAGGCGCGGAAACGGTGGGCAAGATGGCCACTACTGCTGCCGAGCAAAAGATGCTTATGGCACGCAAGGCACTCAAAGAAGCCACCGAAGCGTTTGACACGGATGCGATTATTGCGGCTCAAGAAGCCCTGATGGAAGCACGCCTTGAAGTGGAACAAGCGAAAAATTTTCGCCCAGCCCCTTTACAAGAAGAAAATTTTGATGTACAAACGCGTTATACAGAACCCCAAAAGGTTCAACCGGACGAAAAAACGCTGCGCTGGCAGGCAAAAAACCAGTGGTTCGGTTCTAACGGGTTTGAAGAAGTAACCAGCTTTGCACTAGGGCTGCATCAAAAATTAGTGAACTCAGGAATGGACCCCCGTTCCGACGAGTATTTCGAGCAAATTGACGCTCGCGTGAAATCGAAGTTTCCCGAAGTTTTTGGGGGCGACGATGGTAAGTCAAGGTCTACTGTCGAGACTCCGAGAAAACCGGCGTCCGTTGTTGCACCAGCGACAAGGACTTCTGGAGCGAAGAAAGTCCAACTCACGCATACGCAAATCGCGCTTGCAAAACGCTTTGGATTGACCCCGCAGCAATACGCTGCTCAAGTAGCTAAATTGGAGAATTGAAATGACCACGACAAACCGCACACCTCGTGATTTAGTGTCACGCGAAAAATCAGCTCGGGCAGTCTATGTGCCGCCCTCAAACTTGCCTGATCCGACACCTAAGCCGGGTTATGTCTATCGCTGGATTGCCACCCATGTGATGGGACAGCACCAGCAACGCAACATCTCAATGAAGATGGGCGAAGGTTGGGTGCCAGTGAAGGCAGTTGACCATCCGGAGTTGATGCTTGTGGGAGATGCGTCAGGAAACGTTGAAATCGGCGGTTTGATGCTTTGCATAGCTGCAAAGGAAAAAATCGAAGCTCGCAACGAGTACTACGCCAACCAAGCTCAAAACCAGATGGAATCAGTGGACAACCACTTCATGAGAAATAGTGACCCACGCATGGCGACGTTGTTTGCAGAGAAAAAATCTTCAACGACTCGCGGTGTTGGGTTTGGTTCAGGTTCAAAGTAACAAGGAGTCCTTAAATGGCATACCCTACAGTTAGCAGCACCTATGGCTTCAAGCCCCTCCAGCGTCTGGATGGCCTGCCATATGCCGGAGCGATCCGTCAAATCCCCGTGGCCGCAGGCTACGCTACTGCAATCTTGAACGGTGACACCGTGAAAGAAAGCGGCGGCTACCTCGTGGCAGCTTCTACAACCAACTCTGGTGACATTGTCGGTGTCGTCGTTGGTTGCCAATACGTGAACTCGTTGGGTCAGACTGTCGAAGGTCAATACTACCCCGCAGCCGCGTCCACCACTACTGCATTGGCCTACGCCTATGTTGTGGATGATCCCAACGCCGTGTTCAAAGTCGTGGCTACTACTGCTGGTTCTACCACTCCTGCCGCTTACGCTCGCAGCATCGTGGGCAAGAACGTGGCTTTGGTTGCAAACGTCGGTAGCACCACTACTGGTGATTCTGCCTATGGTATTGACGGCTCGTCCGCCACAACCACCAACACCCTGCCTATTCGCGTGATCGACGTTATTGTTGATACCGCAACTGGCGTCCGCACTGCAACAGCCACGACCTACTACGAGTTTGTCGTCAAGCTGAACACAGCTCAATACAACGACCAAACTGGTGCCTAAGGAGTAAATCATGGCTGTTTCACGCGCACAACTGTTAAAAGAATTGCTCCCCGGCCTGAACGCATTGTTCGGTTTGGAATATGCTCGCTACGGCGAAGAGCACAAAGAAATCTACGAAACCGAAACTTCGGAACGTAGCTTCGAAGAAGAAACCAAACTGTCTGGTTTCTCTGCTGCACCAGTCAAAAACGAGGGTTCTGCCATCGCGTATGACAACGCTCAAGAAGCATGGACCGCACGCTACAACCACGAAACCATCGCTTTGGGTTTCTCGATTACCGAAGAGGCAATCGAAGACAACTTGTACGACAGCTTGTCTGCTCGCTACACCAAAGGCTTGGCTCGCGCAATGGCGTACACCAAACAAGTCAAGGCAGCTTCTGTTTTGAACAACGGCTTTAGCTCCAGCTACGTTGGTGGCGATGGCGTGCAATTGTTCTCTACAGCACACCCCTTGGTCTCCGGCGGTACCAACAGCAATACGCCTGCAACTCAAGCCGACTTGAACGAGACTTCTTTGGAAGCCGCCGTTATTCAAATCGCTGCTTGGACAGACGAACGCGGTCTTTTGATCGCTGCCAAACCCAAGAAATTGGTTGTTCCTCCATCATTGATGTTCGTTGCAACTCGATTGCTCGAAACAGAATTGCGTGTTGGTACAAACAACAACGACATTAACGCGATCAAGAACAACGGTGCCATCCCAGAAGGCTACACCGTTAACCACTTCTTGACCGACGTCAATGCTTGGTTCTTGATTACCGACGTTCCTAACGGTTTGAAACACTTCGAGCGTATCGCCCTCCAAAATTCCATGGATGGGGATTTTGATACAGGTAACGTGCGTTACAAATCCCGCGAGCGTTATTCGTTCGGCTACAGCGATCCATTAGGTGTTTGGGGTTCTTCTGGCTCGTTCTAATAAACTAAAAAGTTTATTAAAGTTAGGGGCTTCGGCTCCTTTCTTTTATGCTAAAATTTCCTGTGTCAAAACAGGAGAAACAAATGGACACCACAAACTTACCCAAGTCCCGCGAGGAAGCAAAGCAAACCGGCAGCAAATACTATTTCACCGGTCAGCCCTGCAAACACGGCCACATCGCCCCACGCAAAACCAAAGGCTCATGCCTTGACTGCCTCAAGGCCGAGTGGACAAAAGGGAACGAAACCCGCGCCGACTACTTCAGGCAATATAACCAGTCGGATGCTGGACAAAAAGCAAAAAAAGAATACTACGCACGTAACAAAGAAGAAATTATTGCTAGGGCACAGACCCGTCCTGATGCGGCAAAAACAGCGTACAAACAAGAATACAAAACCCGTAATCCCGATTTGTACAAAGAGTTGGTCAGTTTACGCCGACGCCGTTTTCGCCAAGCCACGCCGAAGTGGTTGACCACTGAACAAAAGCTTGAAATTCGTTTGCAATATCGTTTGGCTATTGAGTTGAGCCGCACCACTAAACAGCGCTATGCAGTTGACCACATTATCCCAATCCAAGGGGAAGAAGTTTGTGGCCTCCATGTGCCGTGGAACCTGCGCGTCATCACGCAAGAAGAGAACTTGAAGAAGTCCAACAAGCTTATTGACACCTCATCGAAATGATGTATAGTCACCATACGTCTGGGATTCTTCACCTGTACCACCACTGACCCAGCAGACGATGCAACGATCGGTACAGGGACTTTTGCATAAGGACTTTTAGTCATGGCACGTTCTACTTTTGCAGGCCCAATTCTTTCGGGCGACTCGCGTTTTGGCCCCATTCGCAACGTCGGCTACACCGACCTCGTTCAAGACTGCTCCATTGTTTTGACAAACCTTACCGCAGCCACTGCGGGTTACTCTGGCGGTTCTGGCCAGTTTGTCAACGGCAACTTGATCCCCAACGTCAACGGCACTGTCTACACACGCAGCGCTACTGCTTACCCTCCTACCGCAGCAGTTATCACGGCTGATGCAGGTACAGGCGGTTCTGGTACTTTGTATCGCGGCATCGTGTTTTACATGCCCACCAGCGCCAACATCAACGATTTCTTGATCGACACCAACGTGGTGATTACCGCTACTGGCGGTACATTGGGCACTGTGACTGCAAGCATCGGCAACGCATTCAACGACACCACCTACGGCAGCATCACCACCGTGAACGCTGCAACCGGTCGCAACACCATCACTCAAAACGGCGCTCAGTTGTTGGCTACAAACGCCACAACTTTTGACTTCACCAACCCTACCGGTGTGGTTGAACCTGCTGGTTTCTCGCAAGTCGTTGTGACCTTCACTATCCCCTACACTGGCGGTTCAGGTACCGTATTGCCAACCATTACTGCCGGCACTCTAACTGCCGCAGTGCGCTACACCCAAGCTGACTACAACATCGGCACCACTACCGCGTACCCATACGGTAACTTCGACTAATTGAGCGGGGGCTTCGGCCCCCTTCTTTGGCTTTAGGAGATACCTATGACAATGCAATATGACGTAAAGGGTTCGCATTCCAGCGGCTCTGGCCTAATGGTTTCTGGCCGCGTTCGTCTGAAAAACTTGATCTATTGTGGAAACGGTACAGCCGGTTCTATCGATGTCTTTGACACAACGAGCGCCCCTGTGACTGCGACCTATGGTCGTAGCGGCACCACAGTCACCGTGGCCAAAACAGGCCATGGCTTGACTACAGGTCAAAACGCGGGCATCACTTACTCGCCAGCTTCGAGTGTTGCTGCGGTTGCCGGCAACTACGCCATCACTGTTGTAGATGCAAACACATTCACAATCAACGATCTGAATTCAGGAACGATTGCAACTGGCACGGCCTGCATTTACACGACAGACAAGTGGTTGACCAGCTACAACACCGGCACGGCGCTTCAGCCTTTCCAAACCATTTTCTCTGGCGAAGGCATTTTGGCGTTCAACGGCGTCTATGTTGTTGTGACCAACATCACTTTCCAGACAATTCAGTATGGCTGATACCAAGCAAGTTGA